GTGTGTTATAGCTCGCCAAAATCGATTCCCACCAGTAATAATTATTTCCACGAGTTATATCGCCAATCCGACTTATTTGGTCATGATTTATAGTAAGAAAGAAAACATATCCAGTCTAAATAAAAAAGTGCTATTCTTCTATGGCCATTTCGTTACCACATTCAAGACATTTATAATATTTTATAGCTACTCTGTTTGTGGGGCTAACATATGAGTAATGCGAATCTTGTAATTCCATATCACCAGAACATTTTTCACAATTCATTATTTTACCTCCTTAATCCTAACTTCTGCCCCACATTCCGGGCAAGAATCATACTCTCCCTTGAAAATAGGTTTACAACCACCAAGACAAAGCGAAACTTTCTCTTTATCACCCGACACAATGAATCTTTTACGAATATTAACTAAGTTAATCCGATGATAACCACCTTCTTGATATATTTTCATATACATATCATTTTCTCGGATTTTCTTCACTTGGCTATACGTTACCATACCTCTTTCGGAATGTTCTAATTTTACTCTCATAGTTCTGATTGTTTTTCCCAAGCAAATTTTCCTGCCTGCCAGAATCTCTTAACTTCTTGAATACATAGTTGGCCATTCTGAATCTCTAAGTTTTCGATAATAAACGTTAGACATTCAGAACACACTAAACGTTCTTTTGTTGTGCCAAACACTACTGCTGTTATTTTGATGTTTGGCTTTCTGTGATACGTATTACACGCACACAGAAAGTCATGATTAGGACCATATTCTACAGACATTAGTAACCCCCTAAGATAGTGTATCGCCTAACCGTATGCCCACAGTTAGGGCAATTAAACTTCAATTGCCCGTCCTTCTTCTCTTTGTCAAAAGAGCTATACCTATTCTTACAGCCTGCACATTTCCAGTTTTTCTTGTTAGTCATTGTTCTTCGATTATAATTTTCCAGCCTTTTTCTTGCATTTGCACGTAATAAATTTCGTGCAAAAATGCTAAATGGTCTTTTTAAACGCTTCTTTTTCGTTTAAGGTAAGGTGCTTATCTATTGCACCGTCTCCGTTTATGATTTTTACAGTTAGCATTGTTGTTAGTACGGTGGGACAAGCCTACACCCACACGTAGGGCAGACCCTATCAACAGCAATTTTAGTTTCGCGGCAATTCCGACACAGTAGCGTTTTCTGTTTCCGTGCCATTGTCTGACTCCATATTACAGTAGTATCTAATGCACTATAAAACTATTGTCTAAGAGATTACGAAAAATCCTAACGAAAAGGTTTATAACCCATGCACACTATAGTTATTACTACCCAAGTGAACCAACGGAAAAGGTGTTAGGCTATCTTTTCCTACGGCTTCATTGGGCTTAAAACCAGCGATAGCCATGTCACCTGAAATAACACGCGAAACCTTTGAAAACGGACCGGGAGAACAGACTTCACTATTCCACGTAGATGATTGTGTGAAGAACCACGCACGCCTACGGAAAGAATACAACCTTACCAAATGCCCCAACTGCCAAAGGAACATAGAGAAAACGCCAGAAACGGCAGATAAGAGCGAACAGAAGGCACTAACAGACTTCTAACAATGTCACAAATGAGTATTTTCCGAAAGGCCGATGTATTAAGCCAAACAATGACTGCCACAATAGACGTAGGTAGAATAGAAAATAAAGAAACGTATGAGTATTATCTAAAAAGCCACGGCTTTGAAGTAACGAAAGAAACTGATACGATTTGGGCTGTGAAAGCTACCCAATGATGTATCCTAAGAATCTTCCCGCAGGGGCAGATACATTAATCGGTATGGTAGGAGCAATATCATTAACGGTTATGATGATATTGTTTTTCATAGCAATAGTCTGGTTTCTTCAAGGAACAAGATAATGCCGGGGGCAGTAGAATTAGATGAAAATACGATTAATCCCGTTTCAGATATTGCCTACAAAGATGATAATGGCAATTGGCGGGCAGGCCCAGACGCAAAGAAAGGCTATGAACAGGGACAGTTTATAGACAGTGATTATGCAGAAAAAGCTACCTCAATCAGAAGGACAACTAATCTAATCAAGTCAATTCAACGGGCACGCGACGTATCAGAAGGCGAAGCAAGAGAACTAAAGGATGATATGGTAACAGAATTAGAAAAGGCAGAAACCAAAGAAGAACGTAGGGATATTTGGCAGAAATACGGTAGTCCGTAAAGGCTTTCGTTAAACTTTCAGTAAACGGGGAAAATAATGGCAAAATGCGATAAGTCGTTAGAAGCAATAGATTTGGATAGGGCCTATACTGCCCCAAGAAAAGCAAAGTGGGCAGAAAACAAGAGAATCAACGGTTTAGATACAGAAACTTCAGACGGTGATATTTTCTGTATTTCAGTCTGTTGGGAAGGCGAAAAACCTATGGTGCAACACAACGACAGAGAAAAACTTACGTCTAAACAAGTCTGGCAGGTTTTAACAGACCATAAGGCAAGAAGTTCGTTAAATATGTGGTATAATCTTGATTTTGATGCTAATGTAGTTCTAAATCATGTTTGCTCGGAAGAACAATTAGCTGAATTAGTTGTTTCTGGAACAACGTTAGCTAATAGCGATAGAACTTACAGGCAGTATATGGATACAGATAAAGAGCTACGGAAAGGCGAATATCTTATTACCTACATACAGTCTAAGTTCTTAGAGATTAAAGACCATAACTCACATATCTATACGCATTATGATGCTTCCCAATTCTTCTACACGTCATTAGAAAATGCTGTTACTGAATGGCTTGGAGAATCGAAGGCGAACGACGGGCTTGAAGCCGGGCTTTTTGGGTCACAAACACCCAATCAGCTACGTGAAACTGTAGCAGAATCTGACTGTGTAACATGGACAAATCTTAGTCTGACATACAATGTCTCTAAAGGCGATAAATGGACAATACATAACGCCAAGAGTTATATTAGTAAAAATTGGTCAGATATTCTCAAATATGCACAAATTGATGCTGAATTAGTACGGGATTTGTGGCAAGAAGCCGTAAACGTAGGCGAAGAACTTGATATACCAATGGGTAGGCCCTTTTCAACGGGCTACCTTGCTGAATCGTACTTAGATAACAGGCTTCGGGAGAAACCCGGCTTAGGGCCTATGCCAATGGCTAAAATGGCTTGGGAAAGCTATGCAGGTGGTAGGTTTGAAGTTCTGAAACGGGGAAATGTCGGGAGAGTAGCAGGGCCAGATATTAATTCTGCCTACCCTGCTGTATTGGCAGAATTACCAGACCCTAAAACTCTACGGTGGAAAAGAGCAAAACACGCAAGTATTTCCGAAATAGAAACGGCAGACTATGGATTTATGACAGTAAAAGTTTCGACAGACCCAACAAGAGAAATACAGCCATTTGCGGTAAAAGATGAAAAACAAGATAAATTGGTATATCCTTCCCCACAGAACACAGAAATTACCGTTGTAAAAGACATATTCATACACGCATACAATCAGGGATATGTTACAGATTATGAAGTAATAGACTGTTGGTTAGGCTATAAAACAGAAGGTACTACTTTTCCCTTTGATTTCATACCAGAATTATACGACAATAGGAAAACAGCAGAAGCCAACGGATTAGAGAAACGTGGTTTACTCTTGAAAATTGTTCTCAATTCAATGTATGGGAAAACTTGCCAAACCACGCCAAAGCGTAGAGAGTTAGCAGAATCTACAGAATTAGAATTGCATGAATCATATGTACCAGATATGTCCCTGCCGAAAATGATAAGAGAAAAGTATTCAGAAGGGTTTATCGAATCTCTTACTGCCGGTGCATGGTTTAATCCGTTTTTGGCTTCATATATTACAGGATTAACCCGGCTTGAGCTACACAAACAAATCTGTAAACACGATTTAGAAGAAAATACTGTAATGCTGGCTACTGATTGTGTAATGATTGAAGAAAAGCCATTTGAAGAATCGAATTTTGTAGAGAACTTAGTTCAAGACGGCTTAGGATATTGGGATATGGAATATAAAGGCGATGCTTTCGTACTTGGCGCGGGAGTGTACCAAATTGATTTCGATACTTGCCAGAAAGGATGTAAGGACAATTGTAACAAGTTCTCACACAAGCATAAAGTCAAAACACGCGGCTTTAGTGAAGCCGACTTAGAAAAAGGTCTTGTTAATGCGGCAGAAAAAGCCAACGGACATATAGAGATAGAATCTACACGTCCACAGACTATTTCAGAAATCATTTGGTCTAATGAAGAATTATCGCAAGTTGGAAACTTTTTAGAACAGGAAAGAAAAATCAAACCGGAAATGGATACTAAGAGGAAATGGTCTGAAAACACAGACTTTAAGAAACTGTTAAGTACGTGCGAAACATCCTTACCATTGAAGATATGAACTACTGGCATAGTGCAATTGCGACGTTTGGAATAGGAGACACAGTAACCACAATAATAGGGCTTTCAATGGCAGGAATCTATGAAGCCAACCCTGCCGCCAATACTATCTTAGGAGAATTAGGTTTATTCGGGATTATCGCGGCAAAAGTGCTTTACTTTGGTCTAATGTATATAATTGTTAAGAGTATGCCAGAACATTCACGAAAATATGGGCCTATCACAATAACTGTTTTAGGCACGTTAATCTGTTTGTGGAATATCGCTATTATTGCCACTCAAGTTTTAGGTTTCTAAAAGGTGGGGATGGGGAAACTGGCAGGTGGCAGGGTCAGTTTGCCACGTTAGACTCTTTCTCGCATTACCGCTTAAGTCTTTCCCTGCTGGCCGCATGCAGCAGGTGGTAAGCCGGCCAGTCTAAGCCGGTGGAAAGCCGGCCAGTCTAACAGCAAATAGAAAAGACTAATAGGATACAGAACAACAATAGACTATGCCAGTATGCCCCTTTTGTGGCTACGGAAAAAGCATAGAGGAAAGCAATAGACCTTGTGAATGGTGTGGAATTGCCCCAAACGGAACAGACGGAAAAGGTAACAATATGAAACTAACAAGAGGGATTAACGATTTGGCAGAAGATTCAGAAACAATTAAAGACAAATACCATAATGAAGAATGTGAGTGTAGTGCTTATTGCACTAAGTAGGGATTTCGTTATCCTTCTCTAATTCACGCTTGAGGTTCGATACCTGTTGTTGGGAAACACCACACACATCAGCTATATCTGACTGTGTGATACTGTCATGAAGGCTGTTTTCATAGAGTAGCTTTAGCATTTCCTTCACAGTAGAGTTTTTAACCTCTCTTTCACGCTTGTTAAGGTCTGACTGTTCTAACTGGTTCTCCTGTCCATTATCATCTAAGCCGGGCACGCCAAGGTTTTCTTTCTCTTGCTTAAGCCATTGGTAATTTTCATCGTTAAGTTCGTCCCAACAGATACTTTCTTTAAACTGTCCCTGTCGAAGCCGTCTGTAAATCGGTTCCCATTCAAAATCATCAAACGTTAGGTAATATGTGTTGGCCTTGCCTACGTGGACCACGTTAATCCAAATGTCGGCAGTTTCTATAACACGTTTCTCCAAGTCTGATAGGCCGGGGGCAGTACCAAGAGTAACAGCATTTTTATAGCGTAGGATACTCCACGCTTGAGAGAACTTCACGTTTTCGTTAGTCATGTGCCTACGCTTATCGGCCATGTATTCAAGTTCGTCTGTAATCAATGGGTCTCCCGGCTTGGCTTCGCGGTATTTTTCCAGATATTCCCAAACATCCATAAAAGAATAATCTTTCGCGTGCCATTGTTCGTTTAGGTTAAAGATTTCGTTACGAACTTCATTAATCCACTTGGCTAAAACAATGGCCAATGTTGTTTTACCTGTTCCTGTCGTTTTACCCTTGCCTGTAATCAGAATTTTTACGTCTCTGTCGTGTAAAAGTCTGTAGATAATGAATTTGCCAAGTGTTGTGTATTGAAGGTCTGGCGTTTGGTAAGACAAAATTTTATTGTCTTTGCCTGTTAATACATAATCTTTACCGCTATCAGACTGCCCGATTTCTACATTCATTGTTAGTTTACAACGGCTTTGAATAGTTTAAGAATTGTGGTCGTAACGACGAGAAAGAGGAAAAACGGCCAAATCAGTAGAATCATAACAAACACGTAATTCTGCCACATGGGAGAAACCATGTTTTCTAACATATGTTTCTTGAAGGCTTCGCGCGTGTAGTACATAATAACAAAACCTACAAGTAGATACGATACAGGCAGGAAAAAGTAAATCATAAGTGTTGTAAGACTATCAATCATCGTTATCCTGCTTCCCTGCTATCATGGACATAAGCATACTTTGGCTTTCTTGAGCTTCTGAACTTCTGCCAAACATAGCCATGAGAACAGACTTCTGTTGTTCCCTTGCCATACCGTCTACACTGGTTTTATACATTTCAAGGTCTGTAATTAGCCCTTCTATGAAAGGTTGCATATGTTCAATTTCGTCATATGCTTCTGTGAGATTACGGGCTACGGCCATAAGACGGGCTTCCCTCTCATTTACAACGGTTTTGGCCTGCCATTTATCACTATCTGGAAGCCATGATTTCAAGACAGGGACTTTTTCACTGTTAGAACCGTCTGTCTGATACATACCGATAATATCTTCTTCTGATTTGGTTTCCTCTAATTCTTCTTTAACGTCTGGGTCTAAATTGAAACCGTCGTTTTCGTTGTTTTCACTCATTTTTTATCCACACTGTATTTTGCACCTTTTTTAGTAGAGGTTTGACTACTGTTTTTATGTGTATAGTTAGTTCCTTACTACATTCAGGACATTCTAAAACTTCTATGTTTGTTTCTTTTGCCATGGTTTTACGTTATGATTGAAAGCCCGATAATTCCAAACAGCAGGAGAGTAGCCAGATTTGCTATGGACAGATACATCATTTTCTGACTGTCCATAGAACCGGTCTGCATAGTTTGGGAAAGTATCTGATTTTCCATATATTGTTTGTATCTGCCAGACGGTACTAATTCCACTTCATTACTATCGTCTTTTACAGTTAGTGTACAAGAATTAGCGTATCCTTTAACCGAAATCTGTTGTTCTGGATTATCTTCTAAATCCCAAGCCTTTTCTTCTGTGTTTGAAGGGTCTATAAATTCATGTTGAATTGTTCCATCATGCTGTATTTCGTAATGCGTAATTTTACCACGCATTTGAGCGTATGAATTTGCCGCGCCAAGGAATAGTTCAGTAATCATATTCCACTTACTACTAACCACGCATAGATAATAAATTATACGATACGCGCGCCTACGCGCGAGTAACTATATCTTGGCCTACCCAAAACATCATATGGATTTATACGCCTTGCCGTCTAAGATTAGCCTGTAGCTCAATCATGGTAGAAATTGACGACGGTGTCGAAATGGCAGTAGGGATTTTCGTGGTTATCATCCTTGCCGCGAATCTCCTACCTACTGCCTTCGACCAAATCTTCAATGCAAGTACAAGTTCGTGGAATAGCGACGTAACTACACTGTGGGAACTTCTCCCACTCCTGTCCGTTGTTGGCCTTCTGCTTATGTTCGTTTACTGGGCACGTAAGGCTGGCAAGATGTGAAGTTACGAAAATAACGATCAATTTTTTGGTGTCAAAATCACTTTGCTCTTAGAAGCGCGTATTTTGTTTCTAAGAGGATTTAGAAAAACAGGTGCTATGGGACTTACAAAATTTTCAGAAGGAATTATATAAAGGTTTTGGTTAGCGTTTGGCCTTACTATTATAGAATGGCATAAACATAAGTCTTTTGGATTAGAGATTTTTGGTATGGCTGTTACTATAGCAGTAGATTTTTGCGCGTGCGTGTGTAACATAGATCTATGGCTACCAAAAGCAATGGTTTTCAAGTTGGCATTGGCATGGTGATAATTTTATTGGGTGTTTCTATTGTTGTCCCGGGATTATTTTTAGCTACAGAAACACCACAGACTAACACATTCGAACAAACAGAATTAGAAAGGGCTACTCTCACAGGTGAAGTTTCGACAGAAGTAACTCAAGTTACTAATCAAGAACAAGTTAATATCACAGTGCTAAACCGTAGGGATGGGACTATCGATTCTACAGGAGAATTACAAGTAGGAGAAAGTGCTAACTTAACAATATCGGGTGAAACAATAACAGTAGAAATAATTGATGTTATAGATACAGATAATGTTTTAGTTCGATACACCTATCCGCTATATGTAGGCTGGCCTTCTGGGGCCGAAACTATTATAACTAATATAGCCGATATTATAATTATGGCTACAGCGGTAATGATAATCGGCGCGATTTATACAGGGTATAAGGTGTCTATCAAATGATGTTACAAACAGCATTTACAGATCTGGCAAATCCTTCTTACTTGAATATGGGGTTAGCCCTTCTACTCGCTACAATTATGGTAATGATTTTGTGGGCAGGTATGCGTTTGAAAAGTCCTGCTGTTTTTGTCATATGGGCTTTGACAAGTATAACGCTAATTTTTACATTTGTAACACAGTTTTCTTTTATCTGGTTTTGGGTTATGGTAATGCTTTCCCTACTGCTAATTTCTATAGTGGCAAGCATCCGCTACACATTATAAGTTAGATTTACGTGCGTGCGTGTAGTATAGTGAAATATGGCTGGCATACACGTTGTTTTAGGACTGTTCGAAGGTGCATTATTTACAAACGTTAATGCCTTCTTAGTATTAATGATTATTTTATCTGGTTTAATCGGTTTGTTTTCGGGGTATGCAAGTATAGGCGCGTTTGGCAGTTTCGTTTCTTTTACTCACATAGCTTCAACTGTTGATTTATGGATTTTTAATAGTATGCTATACATTATTATGACAATCGTATTTGTGGTTATGTCTCTTCAAGCATGGCAGTTTATAGGATCTAACGGGGTTAACCAATGAACTTTACAAAAACTGATTTTGTGATATCTATGGGTATGACAATAGCAGTTATATTTATGAGTTTTACTTTTCCTGCTTTAGGTATGACTGGCGATAGTGTGCAAGAAAATGAGATACCAGAATTTAATATTACAAAAGGATCTGCCGACTTTGCCAGAGAACAACCAGAATATCCTGCAAGGCCTTCGGAAGGGACATTAACCTACAAAAATAATTCTGCTAATTGGGCAGACGGTAGACAAACCTATCTACAGAAGGGAGATACCGAATACTTAGTTTCATTTTTCGACAATTCAGATAATCAAAACCCACCAGAGTGGAAGTTAAACTTAATAAAATTTAATAGTTCTGGCAGTTACTCGGAAAGTACTATAATTACAGAAGGGGAAAGCAAAACTCTAACATCTGCCGATGGGTCTTATGAAATAGGCTTCAATAATTTAGAAATAGAAGATAGTGCTGTAGGAAATGAAACTGCTTCTGTAGATTGGAAGGTGTTAGAACAACCTTCTGATTCTACATGGATAGGGCGTTTACCTGTTGTAGGCGGTTTAATCTCTGGTGCTAATCAGTTGGCTTCTGTCGTTGGCTGGATAGGTGCGATAATATGGCACTTTGTGGTGCAAATCTTAGTTACTATCGGCAATACGCTCTTAATATTTTACAATATATTCGTATATTTCTTAGAGTTTATGTATTGGATAACAACAGCATATTCTGGTGTTGTAGCGGGTGCCCCTACCGCTTGGGCTTCTGTGATTGTGGCAATACCCGGAATATTATTAGGGTTTGAATTTGTAAAGTTAGTTGCCTTGGCGATAAGCCTACTGCCGTTAACCTAAAACAATGACAGAAAAAACTACGAAAAGTAAAAACAGTATAGCAACGAAAAATATTGTTAGAGTTAGTCTTATTTGTTTTCTGTTGGTTTTCTCTGTTACAGTCCCGTTTGTATTTAGCCCTGTATCTAATGCCAGCGGACAAACAACTACTTTAGTAGACGGTTTTGAGGATGGAACATTATCGCCGTGGCAAACATTTCAATCGTTTAGCGTCAATACTAATAATCCATATAAAGGTGATTATTCAGCAGTTGCCAACAGCGATGATAATACGATATTTGTAACTACAAACAACGATCAATATACAGCTGCAACTGTAGCGGTTAATATTAAAGATTCAAACAATAATGCGCGTATTCTATTTCAAGATAGGCCAGATAGTAATAACGCAGATCTATTAGCCAATATCTATATAGAAAGTGGAAATGTGGGGTTTTATGGCGGTAACGGACAAGATACAGGCATAGACATATCTTATAGCGAGTGGGTAGTTTTTGAAATAAAGAATATTGACTATTCCAATCAGAAATATGATATTGAAGTATATGACAAATCAGGTAATTCGTTAGGTAGTTTTTCGGGGGCCGACTTTTATGATTCTGTTTCAAGTATGAACGGAGTGGATATCTATAAAGTTGATAGTGGATCGCGCGTAGATCATTTTACTACTGGGGAATTTGTTTCAAAATCTACTGTTTCAGGAAACGTAACAGATTTAGAAGGAAATCCAATGGCCAATGCCACTGTAACTGCTGATAGTGTTTCTACAACTACCGATGATAATGGGAGTTATTCAATCAAATTAGCAGACGGTACGTATGATATTACAGCTAATAAGAAAAATTATAAGCCACAGACAAAACAAATAGAAGTAAATGGAAGTGCGAAAACTGTTGATTTCAGTTTAGGAAAGATAGAAAAACAGTTATCTATAGAAGGGCCTAATTTTGTTAGACCAAATCAAACGATACCGTATAAAGTAGAATATACAAATGAAACTGGTACATATGACGTATCAAATTATTCTAATATTACAAGTGCCAATACTACATTACTTTCTATAGATGAAACAAATAAAACGTTATTAGCAGGTGGTCAAAATGCTACTGTTAAAGTAACGGCAAAATACAATACAACAGAAGTAACGACAAATGTTACAAAGCAATATTACGTTTCTTATCTTAAACTCGAAAATATTGATACAGTCCCACCTGCTAAATGGATGCAAGCCTTCTTAGGCTTTGATGATGGGTATGCCGAAAATAAAAATATGAAAGGAATAGGATCTGATATTCAATGGCTTCTATTTACGGTTATTATCATGTCTACAATAGCTAAATTATTTGATAATCCTTGGGCAGGTATTGGATCTGGTGTAATTACAGGTGTTTTATTATGGGTTCTTGAGTATATTGGCTTAGGTTTGCTCTTATCTATGGTATTCTTCGGAATATTTATTGGTTTGATTCTCGTGCGTGTGCGTAGGGACGGGGGTAATGAGGTTACAATCAATGAAAGCTAAACAAGAAATCAAAAAGATAAAAGAGTTTGACTATGATGCTTGGATAGAATCAAAAGAATTAAAAGATATATTCCCACCAAGAATTATGCTACTCTGGTGGATAGGAATTTTGGGCATGTTAAATTACAACCTTGTCCAAATAGTTCCTAATTCGGGGGTTGCTTTACTTTCAGTTTCTACCTTCATTGTTGGTTGTGGATTATGTATAGGGTTTATGTTGGGTATAGAGCAAAAGAAAAATCGATAGCTTTAATAGGTATCCTGCTAAACGTGTATATGTCTGAAGCAAAGTAGGACAGGATAACCATGTCGGAAGAATACCTACAGTCAGATCTTGCCCGTGCGATTGAAACACACAGTATCGAAAGTGTGGAAAACCTCAATAAGTCGGAAACGGTTTTCTACATTTGCGACGTTTTGGGTGTGGAACCACCGGAAGCACATCCGAGTGAACACAACGGTACGGTTCCACGTTCGCTTTCGCAAGAGTGGGCAAAGATCCTTGCGGAAGAAGCCGAAGAGAATAGCGAAGAAAACAACGACGAAAGCGAAGAGGATAACTAACAATGTCAGACTGGCGAGATTTCGAACCGGGGCGTACTGGCGTATCGGTGGCAAACATGGCAGACGGGGAAAGTGTGGAAGTGCAAGTTGTTGGAGAACCTTACCGGGAAGATACATCGGTTTCTGACAACGCGCTACACCTGCCTGTCGTGTTTCTGGAAGCACCGGATAGCTTTCAGGACATGTCTGATGATTCTGTCGTAACGGCAGAAGAATCAGACGGGGAACCGAAAGAATACAATATCATCAATTCATCTACTGCGTTTTTCAACGCGCTTGTAGATGCTTTCCCAGAAGCCGAACAGATCACAGGGCAGAGTGTCGAAATCACTGCCCGACAACCCGGGGATGAATATTCCCGGTTCTATGAGATGGAAGTCTAAAGCCGAAAAATAGCCAACTTTTTATAGTCGTAAGTTGTAGTATGCTACGTAATGTCTGGTAGAGACATATCCGTAGCGATACAATACCCGGGTAGTAGAGTCAACAGAATAACGTATCCTCTTAGTAAGACAAATATAGAATATGAAGTTTCTGCCGATAATCCATTTGATTTTGATATCGTACTGTTAGATTGTCCGGGACTTAACGTATTGAAGCCATTGGCAAAGGCAAAGTTTTCGAGTGTTCCTGTAGTCTATCGCGTGCAAGGCGATGTTTTGCGGGCTTTTCAGGAAATGAATTATACAAATTTCAAATACAGATCTGCTAAGTATCTGTTTTCGCATTTAGACGGTGCTATCCCAATAGAACCGGTATTAGGCAGGAGATTTTCTAACGTTACAGGTGTTAGAAATATTGGAACAGCCACACTTGCGAAAAGTGAAAAATATTGGCCAAATGCGAAGCATTGGGATGAAAGTTTACGCCTTATATCTGTAACAAACGTTAATTATATTGGAAAGGTGCAACCTATGGTAGATTACGCGCCTTATATCAGCAGGTTTCTACAGCGGAATGGTGGGCATTGGAATATTTACGGAAAAGGTAGGCTTGCTGGATATTTACAGGATAATTTGGGTGGATATGACAATATTAGCTATTGTGGTTACGCAGAAGATATCAAGTCGAGATATGCTAATTCGAATTGTATGCTACATTTATCTAACTTTGACTCTCTACCTAATGCCATTCTTGAAGGTTTTGCTTCAAATCTGCCTGTAATTACAAATCCTTTTAGTGTCTTTTCTGATTATCACGGGCCTATTGAAGTTACTGAATTGAAAAAGATAGATGCAAAACTTTGTTCTATGCAAGATCCAACTACGCGAAGGATCAAAGCAAGGCAGGGACAGGAGTATCTTAAAGCAAAACACACACCTGAAATAGTTGGGGAACAATACTCTGTGGTTTTCAGGAGTGTTCTAAATGACTGCTGATAGGCAGTGGGTAAAGATTATTGCCCGTTGGCTTGCGCGTATAGATGGGATTTCCGGGATGCTACGGCTTGCTATGTTGGGTTTGACCGGGGTTTCTACCATGTCTTTCACCTTGAAGGATTACGGTCTTGAGCGGCTTGTCTGGCCCCTCATTGGGGCTATGTGTGTTGGCACACTACTGTTTGCTTATTACTATACAGAAGGTGGTGTATGGAATCAGGTACATAGAGATAAACGCGATATGTCTCAAAATTATGCAACGCCTTTCCAAAAGATATCTAATGAGATGACTGCCCGGGGTTTATATGCCGGGGAGAAAGGTAGTGAATTGTCGCAAGAAGAAAGACAAGCGATTCAAAAAGAAATAGACATGGCATATATGGAACTACGGGACGGGATAGAGGTAGAGAAAGATGATTGAGAAAGGACAAGAACCGAAAAGTAGATATATGCCTATAGCATTTATTTTAGAAGTCTACTATACAATTTTTGGGCCTTCTATTTATTGTCCTGAATGTAATACCTTTTGGAGAGGTTTCTACAGCCAACACATGAAGTATTGCCATTTTTGCCAGACAGAATTACAGGAGAGAAAATTCTAATATGAATCGAAGCCACCAGTTATTATCTGTCTTAGCGATTATTTTCTATGGTGTTATGGTCGTTGGATCGATGATGCAATTCTTAGCGTATTATGAACTTACTTCTTTGCCTTCTGTGAGGCAAGTTTCTCTTATGCTTGTTGGGATTTGTGCGGTAGTTTGTTTCTATGCGTCAATAGTATATTTTGTCGAAATTAGCAGTAGAGGATAACAGTAGAAATAACACAAGTTTTATAGGGTAGTCTCTCATAGTAATATATATGCAAGTGATAGAACACAAGAAGTCTGGTAAAGTCCACATTCCGCCAGAAAACGGTAAAGGCCTGGTGTTATGCGGCAGTAGGATGATTCAAGACTGTCAGGAAATGGCTACCTTTAGAGATAGCCAATGGCTTGATGATTTCCCCGAAGATTATGGAGATAGTCAAAAGGATTGTGAAAAGTGCGCAAAAATAACAGACTTTAACGAATAACAAAAACCGTGATTTTTATTTAGCATGGATATGTTTTCTTTCTGACTATAAATCATTACCAAATAAGTCTCGTGGAAAGGCAATTTGTGTTTTCTTTTTGATAGTTTAGGTATGAATAGAAGGGTGAGATACGATATTACTCGTGGGAATAATTATTACTCGTGGTAAGTGATTTTGGCGAGCTATAACAC